CTGCCAGGGCTGCCAGTGGTGCCGTGTGTGCTGTCTTCCATCCTGTCAGGGTGCCGTGTGCCTCTCATGGATGCAAAAGAGCTGCCAGGGCTGCCAGTGGTGCCGTGTGTGCTGTCTTCCATCCTGTCAGGGTGCCGTGTGCCTCTCATGGATGCAAAAGAGCTGCCAGGGCTGCCAGTGGTGCCGTGTGTGCTGTCTTCCATCCTGTCAGGGTGCCGTGTGCCTCTCATGGATGCAAAAGATCTGCCAGAGGGTGCCGACGGGTGCCTACTGCCTCCAGAACTGGCAGAGCCGCCACACAAAACTCTCTTATATTATAGAATGTGTGAAATATCACCGTTTTATAGAATGTGCGAAATATCACCGTTTTTTTAGTTGAAAAATAGGATAAAACAAAAAATTTTCAAGAAAAAACAAAAATTTTTCCGAAAAATTTGGTAGTTTCAAAAATAATGCTTACCTTTGCAGCAGAAATTTAAGTTTAACCGTGGCAAGAGCCACACAAAACAAAAGTAATTATGAGCGCACCTAATTTTAATTGTAGCCACAATTCACGCCACATGGCAGTATTTTGTATCTCTCAGGACTTCGAGGCATACAAAAAGGACTCAAAGGAAAACGATCCTGACTGGTACGAGGAAAACGAGGACTATTTAGAAAATAGCCCCTGGGCACAGTCTGACTGGTACGACGAAGAAAAGCGTTATTATCTCGACTGGCTGGAGGAAAAGCTGAAGGAGTCTGGCCTGAACGCTCGTAACTTTGCAGACGCTGGCAAAGTATGTGACGGCGACGAAGTTTGCACCGTTGGCACTTCTTTCCGTTTTGCTGGCATTGACTTCGATCTCGTTGTTTCCATCGACTTCGAGGCCGGTTATTATGATGGTTTCAAACTCGACTGGAATATTAAAGAAATTTGTGGTATTGATACAGACAGTTTGAAGTGGATCGACGCTGAAGACTTGACAGACGCACTGACGGGCACCTGGACGGGCTGGGGATCTTACAGAGAATATAATAGCCCTGGACTGGCTAAAATGTTGGCCCCTAAACTCCGCAAACGTATTGAGCGGGAACTGGCTGCCCTGACCGGCAAAATTGATGACTGTTTAGAGGCCATCGCCCCACACTGTTGGGAAGGGATGACCCTGGGCAACGGCGAAGGTATTTATTTCGAGCAAAAGGAGGCCGCCTGACGGCCTTCTCTCTGCCCTCTTTATAGTTTCTCCATTTATTCACAGAAAACGTAAAATTGACAATAATATGACCGTTTCAAGACTTTACAGAAAAGAGTTGCGCCTGGCCTACATTCTGGCCCGTCTCATGGATCGCTTTCCGCGTCTGACTTCTTTTGCCCTCTGGGGCCTATCTCTCTGGGCACTGTGGTATATCTTTATGAACTACAATTTTACTACTCACATTTAATGCCTTTATAGGCTCTCTAAAATTTCACCGTTTCACTAAAAAACAGAAAACAATTATGGCAATTATTCGCGTAAATATCGAGACTGAAAAGGCTACATTTAGCCGAGTTTTCACTGACGAACAGCAGGCACTTCAGGAGGCCGACGCTTTCCTGTTTGAGCACGAACTGAATGACGGTTGCAGTCTGGCCAGTAACGAGGACTTTATAGCCCTAAATGCTGTTTTAGCAGAGCTTTTCGATGATCCCTGGAATGCTGAGAACTTCGCACAGTGGGATGACATCACAGAGGCCGTTTCCGACTTCATTCTACAGGCTTTGCGCTCTGGATCCTGCCTGGATGATGAAACGCTCCTTTCTATCGCTAACAACCTGGACGCTCCCCTCATGGAGTTGGCCGCTTAAAAATTCACTTTATAGTAAATCCAATTTTTCACCGTTTTTTCAAATTTTCGCGTTATGAAACACAATGTAGCATTTTTCGAGATCGTGAACCGTCTGGCAGTAGTATTGAGCAACGAGAAACTGACTGCCGAGTATAACCAGAATAGCAATACACGCGAGGGCGTTTGTGGTTGGTGTGGCGTTATGTCGCCGCTTACCCGTGTGGCCTTTATTGAAGACTTCGGACTCGATGCCGTTTTGCTGGCTGAAATGGAGGCCCGCAAGATCATCCAGAAAAAGGCTGAAGAATACGCTGCAACAGCTTTCCACCGTCACGAACTGGAGGCCGACGAGCACAAGGCTGCCGGACAGCCAGCACCTACCCACGAAGGGCAGTTTGTTTGGGCTGTTTCTTCGTGCTTGAAGGGTGATGGTGGCTTCAGTAAAGAACTCCGTGCCCTGGTGGAGTATGGAGGCGACCAGCACGAGCACGGCCCCCGCCTGTGCTGTATTGAGAAAATAATTACCGTTGACTCTCTGCCAATGAGTTACGCCGACTGTGACGCAATAGTAACGGCTTACGGCTTGCATGGTGGTAGCCGTTCCGACGATGTGACAGACGAACAGATCAACAACCTGGGTGGCCTCTGGAATCTTCCAGAAGATCAGATAGCACTTTTCTATACAGTTGCCGCTGCTGTGGTCGATAAGGCCGGACGTTGGTACCTGATGGATGCAGAGGGCTATGACTATTGCCGTTACTATTATAGCCCCTGTGATTTTTCACAGGTTTTCGCTTCTGAAGTTTCGGCCATCAATGCCGAGATAGCAGCCGAGAAAGAGGCTGAGAAGCGCGAACAGGAGGAAGCAGCTGCCGCACGTCTGGAGGCATACCGTCAGAAGTGCCAGAAGTGGGAAAATATCATGGAGCCTGTGGCCCCCTACGAGAAGGCTGAGAAAGAGGCTGCCGCCGCTCTCAATGCCATCCCCTACCGCCAGCAGAAGGGTAGCAAGGAGCAAAAGGCATACAAGAGCGCACAAATGAAGCTCAATAACTGCCGCCGTCGCAATATTCTGGCTATGGTTGCAGCCGCTTTCCCTGGACTGTCTGTCTCACTGAAAAAGGATAACGGATGGGGTGCCGATTGGGATCTGTCATGGCAGGACGGCCCCACGTCTGAAGAGTTCAACGAGGCCACCGACCTGGAATTGTTTGCCACCTATGGCGACCGTTTTAACGGCATGGAAGATTATGCCTATACAACCGACTACGAGCACACTGACTTTGCCCGTAAGTACATGGGTGATTATGCAGCCGAGATCGACACACACCGTAACTGGAGTAACGAAAAACGTGCCGAGCTTGTAAAGAAGCACGAGGCAGCCGGTTACGATGCCGACCGCGAGGCATGGAAAGAGTTTTGCGCTACAAGCTATTTCGTGGCTCCTGAGACTCCCGTAACGCCAGACCCTGACAACCATCCTCGTCGTACAGAAAAGGCTGTCAGGGAAGCCGAAAACGGCTCTGGTGACGTTCCCGCCGGCCTGTCGCTCGTTGACATTGAAGGTGGCGTGGCTGTGGTAGGCGAAAACTGGAAAGATACTTATTTCCACAAGCGCGAAATAAAAGCCCATGGTGCAACATGGAACAAAGAGGCCCAGCAGTGGCAGGCTACCGAGCCAGAGGCCGTGGCCGCTCTTCGTGCTTGGTTTGGTGTGGCTGCCGATGAGCAGCCCACCACTGCCGATGACTCTCACGTTATAGAGTCTGTGAAAAATCAGAGTTCCTGCGATCAGGATGACTCTCACGTCTCTATGCTTCGTGCCCATTACTCTTTGAATTATGACAATTTCCACGAGCTGAAAGATCGTTGGGGCCTGCGTCAGTCTATTGTATTTTTCCGCTATACTGACCACTGCGAGCTATACGGCTGGGATGCTTCTACTGTGGCTCCCTGGCTCAACCGTAAGCCAGTAGCACCAACTGACCCGCACGAGGGCACTGTACTTTTCTATGCTCTCTCACTTGACACCGATCTCGCGTATATAGCTGAAGACCTTATTTGCAAAAAAGGTTTGCAGGTGGTTTACACCGATGGTCTTTCGGCTGCCGATGATCCTGCGCCCGACGGTTCGCCCAGCAGAAACTCAGAGACTCCCGTTATAGAGCCTGTGAAAAATCAGTCTCCTGTTATGAAGCAGTTTGCCGAGCTGAAGGAAAAGCACCCTGATGCTTTGTTTCTCTTCCGTTGTGGTGACTTCTACGAAATTTATGCAGAGGATGCAGAGAAGGTCTGCCCCATTCTGGAAATTACGTTGACCACTCATAAGGATGGTTATAAGATGGCTGCATTCCCTTATCATGCTCTCGACACTTATTTGCCTAAGTTGGTACGCAAGGGCTATCGTTTGGCTATTTGTGACCAACTGGAAGATCCACGACTCACTCGCAAACTGGTGAAACGAGGTATCACCGAAATGGTTACTCCTGCTTCGTCTGATAAGGATCAGGAGGCCGCTTGACGGCCTCCATCTTACCCTCTTTATAGAACTTCTAAAATTTCACAGTTTTTATAAATTCATCAATTCATTAAATCATGTCAAAGAATCAAAACCCGATGGCTCGATTTGTGGAGTCATGTCTTCAGGATGAAGAGATCCAGAAGTGTACTACCAATAGTGAAGTGTTTAATGTCATCAATCGTGAACTTCAAAAAGCCTATAAAGGCCGAGCCTCTGTTGCTCACATTGCTGCCGTTTCCGAAGATGCTGCTGAAAGCGTTTGTCTTCGTATGAATATTCCCTGGACTGAAAGCGTCAATGCTTAATTCATCAATTCATCGTTTCATTAAAAAACAGAAAACAATTATGGCAACAACATTTGTAAAAGCTCAGTATGATGCAGACAACCGTACCATGGTGGCCTGGACTGACCACGACCGTGTAGAATTGTTTTACGTCTATTCCCAGCAGGAACACGATGACCGTATCAATCGTGCTAACCTGGCAGAATATCTGGAAGATCAGTTTTACGAGAATGAGATACCAGAAAAGTATGATGGCTCCTATGAGAAATGGGCCGACTCTTTCAGCTATGAAGATATGTCGGAAATGCTGTTTGATTCCTCTCACTGTTGCGAGTGGCCGGACATCTGCCGTCTCGCTGGTCTTGATCCCTACGACGATAATAATGCCTTTGGAGAGTGGACGGCTTCAATGCCAGCCAGTCACTACAAACAGGCTGCATAATAAATTCATGTATTTATCAATTCATTAAATCATAAAGTTATGAACGCTATCACTTGTAATCATATCGGTTTTATCATTGTTGGCCTGGCTGCAATTAACCTTTGGGGAGGTGGTGAAGGAACCATCCCTATGAAGTCCACTCGTATCAATACTACTGAACCGCTCACTCAGAAACAGATCCGCGAAGCTGTCAACGATGGTGGTTTTGGTGCAGAGTCTATCATGGGTGCTGTTGTGCGTGTCGATACCATTTACGAACATGGTGCTAAGACGTATGGTGATGCTCAGATCATCAATTTCTCGCCTGCTGGTGCCTGGTCACGTCATTTGGGCGAGGTGCTTTCTTGGGGCCATGAGCAATCTCCTGTCAGCGTCTGGGAATGTGATGATGACCAACTGAAAACTGTGGGGTTGGCTTGATCGTATCACTTCTAAAATTCATTAAATCATAAATTTATTAAAACATATAATTATGAAACTATTTACAGATAACCCCGATTTCTATCCCACTCCTGTGGAAGTTATTGAACAAATGATGATGGGTGAAGACATTATCGGTAAGACTGTCTTAGAGCCTTCTGCTGGCTCTGGTAATATTGTTGACTGGCTCAAAAACAATGGTGCTGGTGAAGTCATTGCCTGTGAGAATGACCATACACTGTTGAAGATTCTGAGAGGCAAATGTGATATCCTGGCTGAAGATTTCCTGACTGTCACCTCTGAGCAGGTTTCGCACATTGACTACATTGTGATGAACTCGCCATTTTCTCAGGATGCCCGCCACATTTTACATGCCTTTGATATTGCACCTGCTGGATGTACGATTATTGCTCTCTGCAATAGCAGCAGTGTTAATCCTGGCTATCGTGACACAAAGGAGGAACAGCGGTTGCAAGAGGCAATAGATCTCTATGGTCAGAGTGACTATCTGGGTGAGTGTTTTTCTTCAGCTGAGAGACGCACAAACGTACATGTGTCTATGGTGAAACTCTATAAGCCTGGTGAGGGTGCCAGTGAGTTTGACGGTTATTTTTTCTCTGCCGTCGATGAAGACCAGGCCAACGTGGAAGGCAAGGAGGGAATCATGCAGTATAACTTGGTGCGTGAATTGGTTGGCCGGTATGTTACGGCTGTTAAACTGTTCGATGAGACGTTAGCAGCAGCTCAGAAAATCAACGAGGCCGCCCGATGTCCTGAAGCTGGTGAGTATGACTATATTCCCATAAAGTTTACGACTGTCAGCAGCGACGGCCATTCTAAGGAGGTCTCTCACCAACAGTATAAGAAGGCTCTCCAGAAATACTACTGGCGTATTATCTTCAAAAAACTGCACATGGAGAAATACGCTACCAAGCAACTGCGTGAGCAGATCAATAAGTTTATCGAGACTCAGATTCATGTGCCATTTACGATGCACAATATCTATCGTGTCATTGATATGGTGATACAGACCAATGGCCAGCGTATGAACAAAGCTATGGAGGAAGCATTCGACTTGATTTGCAGTCTGTCGGCTGAGAATAGCACCGCTGGCGAACATTGGAAGACGAATGCTAACTACATGGTGAATCGTAAGTTTATCGTCAACTATATGTGTGAGGGTTACGACCGTTACGGTACTGACAAATACGGTCGTAATTGTAAGCGAGCCTACCCTACCCTGTATTTTGGCTATCACGATTCCCACCGTTCTGACCTGGAAGATGTCTGCAAAGCATTGTGCTACCTGACTGGCAGAAACTATGATTATATAGAACCGTTATCTAATCATGGTGCCAGAAGCAGCTGGTCTAACGATGGCGAGGAATGGGGCCAGTGGTTTGTCTGGGGATTCTTCCGCTGTAAGGCATTCAAGAAGGGCACTATGCACTTCGAGTTTCTGGACGAAGATGTTTGGTTTAAGTTCAATTACGAGGTGGCCAAATTGAAGGGATGGGCATTGCCTAAGAAAACTGTTAAGGAGGCCGCATAATGGTCTCCTTTTCCTCTTTGATTGAGTAAAATGTGAGTTAAAACAAACTTTTTTCGCTTTTTCTTGAAAATAATCGCTGAAATATTTGGTTATATCATAAATTATGCTTATCTTTGCACCGACAAATTGAAGTTTAACCGTGGCACCGAGCCACACAAAACAAGTTTTGAGTATGAAAAGAAAGCAAATCACCGTCCGTATTGAGTCACGCGAGGATCACGATGAAATAACCTATACTCGTGTGTCTATTTACAACAGCCATCTGGCAGACATCTATTTTCTGGAAGAGCCTGAAGGCTATCGCTATTGCATTGATTATGGTTATGGTTGCTGGGATCGTGAGACCTACGAAACAGAACTGGATGCAGTTCGTCGTGTGGTTCGTCACTATGGCCTGAATGGTTCCTATAATAATATCCCTGTACGCATGGGCTATTATTGTAACTCTGAGAGTGGTGCTATCACCTACCGAGACAACATCCAGGCAGTCAATTTGGCCGCCGCATGATTTCATCAATTCATAAATTCATTAAGTTATGAGACATTTCTGTTTTGTTCCTGGTTATTATGAGTGGCACCTTGTTGATGACAATGGTACGACGCTGCATAATATGGTTGATCCGTCAGATAGTCTTTATGATGAAGATGGGAATGAGTTGACTCTGGAGGGTGTGATAGCTCTTTGTGAGGATGATTTGAACTGTGCTGATTCTCGCTATGCCGAAGGTGATGATTATAATGGCATACTACTGGAAGATACGCTTACACCGCAAGAAATTGTGGAAGCTGCTAAGATTATGGGCCAGACGCTTTATGATTATTATATCTCTGAATAAAACTATACGATTATGGCTTACAAATTTTCTGAACTTAGCAAAGTAAAGACACTCTTTGAGAGTTTGTTTCATACTGGTTTCAAACAGTTCTATGATAACATGTCGCCGTTCTTTGGCTGTCTGTGTCTTGATATCCTCGCCTTTGATGACTGGCTGCATAAGCAGATCGGCAATTATGAGAATAAAGGAATGAGTATGGCCGATGCTGTCCGTCAGCATTATGGTGACAAAGCAATGAAGTTAATTGATGATTTGACATCTTACGAAAAATAATATAACTATGGCAAAGAAAGAAAAAGTTTCTGACTACCTGAAGAGTGGTAAGCGTGAAGTGCAGGATTATCTCGGAACCGAGGAAGAGCCGTTTGTGAAGATCACAACTGCCACCGGCTGTTACTCTTTTATCGAAACTAACGATCCTGTGAGTAAAAAGACTGCCTATGACTATATAGACAGTTATGTGAAGCGTGAAGAGCGTCGCCTGGCTAATAAGCTGAACTATGGCGATGAGCGTGGACGTGGTGCTGTATATTGCGACAATCAGACGGCAAAGGACTTGGGCCTGTTGCATGGCCGTCCTGACTACCTGCGTGTGGCCTATCGTGCCTATGTGATGTCACAAAAGGCTCCTGAGAATCTGCGCCGCTATGTCTATCACAACATGATAGTGCTGGCAAACCGTTTCCATGGTGATGCTGAGAAGTTCTACCTTCAGGACATTTCGGCATATACATTCGAGGTGTTGCCACCGGCATGGCGTAAATGCTTGGATGATCCGTGCCCAGAGTTGGAGGGCGTTACTCTGTTTGACATCCTGGAACCATTGACACCGAGCTTTAAGGAGGGTCAGAGCATGGCCCGTAAGATGATAGGTGGAAAATTCGTGAAGTGCAAGGTGGTTGGCATCGAATACAACTATCAATATACCATCCGTCGTGGTGAGCTTGGGAGTAATCCCTTTGTACTGGAGTATCGCGTGAAAAATGTGGATGATAACAGTCGTTGCCCGCATTACTATAATGTGCGTCGTGATAATGCCTACCCTGCTTTTCATGCTGACGAACTAAAGAAGAAATGACAATGAATAATTACACTTTTACTATCGCAGAACAGCAAGGGGAATATGGTCACTCGTTCCCCTTGCTCACCGCCAATGAGTACCCTTACATGAATATCCAGATTATCCCTACCCCACCCCAGCAGCGTGATATGATTATCGAGGCTCTGCGCCGTCGTGGTGGCTGGATCATTCAGGCTGAAGGTCGTACTGACTTTGTGGCTATTCAGGCAGGAGGGCACCACCCAGACCAGCCGGACATTGAAATTAACTCGTTGAACTATCGAGAGGTGGCCGCCTCTCTCCATGAGTGTATGCAGGCCGCTGCTGACTATTGGGCTTCGACGCACAAAGAAGTAGCGAAAAATAGCGGAAAATAGCGGAAAAACAAACTTTTTTCGCTTTTTCTTGAAAATAATCGCAAAAATGTTTGGTGGTTTCAAAAATAATGCTTACCTTTGCAGCAGATAAGTTAATTATTAGTATTCACCGAGCCAACTGAGGCTCACAAAACAAGAAAGAATATGGCAAACAAAAAATCTCTTCGCAAGCGTCAGTTACAAGATCTCAGAGGTCTGGTACATTCTAACGACTTCAAACTTTTGGTGCCGGTAGAACTGTGCTGCCTGAAGGGTGGTGGTTTCACCATTACTGCCACACACCTCTCTCCTGATGAGGACTTTGTAGATGTGTTCGTACAGAGTGGCGACTTCGACGCTATCAATGAGAACCGTGCCGGCTGCTGCATGGCCAGTGATCTGACAGCTGAGTCGTTGGCACGTCTGCATCAAGCAGCTTGGAAGGCTGCCTTTACTGGTGGCAGACTTCACTAATTCATTATTTCATCAATTCATCAATTCACCGTTTCACTAAAAAACAGAAAACAATTATGACACAGAAAGATTACATTGCACTGGTGAACCAGGCACAGAGAAAGAGTTATGAGTATTACGTCCTGTCGGCTCCGACTATCAGCGACACAGAGTTTGACGTGTTGGTGGCTGAGATCGAAAAGGCTGAGTCTGAACATCCTGAGTGGATAGTTCCTGACTCTCCGACACAGTGTGTAGGTTCTGACCTGTCGGCCAATGGTCGCCGTCAGATCATCCATCGTACACCGATGCTGTCGTGCCAGAAGGCTAAGAACCTGGACGAACTGGCTAAGTGGGTCAGCAAGAGTGAGCAGCGTATGAATGAGCTGACTCATAGCAACCATACCGGCGGTTACAACTATGTGCTGATGTGGAAGTATGACGGCATTTCGTGCTCTATCGTTTATCAGGATGGCGAATTGGTGAGTGCATCGACTCGTGGCGATGGTAGGGTAGGGCAGGATATAACCGAGCATGTGAAAATGATGGGTAGTGTGCCCCAGCAGCTTTCAAAGATTTACTATGGTGAGGGCTTTTCTCTCAAAGGTCGTATCGAAGTGCGTGGCGAGATCTGTTGCAGTAAGAAGAATCTGCCGTTGCTCTCGCAGAAGTACACCGACTGCCGTACTGCCGCCAGCAGCTTGTGTAACCAGGCCGTTCCCGATGAGTACGACATGGCTATGCTCGACTTCATTCCCTGGGATGCTATAATTGACGAACAGATCAGCTGCCAGCGTTACCTTTGTCCTACGCCGTTGGGTTATCCTTGGCATAAGCTCTCATTCCTGGAGAACCTGGGTTTCGTGCATCGTGCAGAGACTTTCTCGCCTCATGGCTACGAAGCCTGTGCTGCCTGCATTGCAGAGCGTGAGAAGGAGCGTGACGCTTATCCATGGCCTGTTGACGGTGTGGTTATACGCATTACGCATGATGACTACTTCCAGATGTTCGGTGCCACTGAGCACCATCCTCATGGCTCTATTGCCTACAAGTTTGCACCGGCTAAGACCATTACCCGCTGCACTCGCATTGAGGTGACTGTCGGTAAGACCGGCAAGCGTACTCCCGTCGTACACTTCGAGCCTGTCACCATTATGGGCCGTACCGTCCGTAAGGCCAGCGTGGGCAGTGAGGCCACTCTCCAGCGTCTTGGTGTGGTCATGGGTAGCACCATTGAGGTAGGACTTGCTAACGATGTTCGTCCGACTGTCTATCGCGTTATAGAGGATGCAGAAAATCAGGCTCCAGAAGTTACGGAAAATGACCCCTTAGAGGGTATCGACTTCCCTGGTGAAGAGAGTCCTGTATGTAGCAACATTGTTGCTGCCTCTGAAGAGGAACAGCCCGAAGAGCCTTGGTTGGCTCCATCGTTTGCAGATCTCTATCCTGAGACGCAGGTACTTCACGATGCACCTACGCCTCCAGTAGTGGAGCCTGCTGCCGTTCCTGTCAGTGAGGATGATGGCCAGCAGTCGCCTGGTGGCTCTGTTGCTGCTCCTAACGGTAAGCATAAGATTCTGGCTGCCGTGGCCACTCTCTGCGTGGCTCTGGCCGTTGTGTGTGGTGCTACCGTGCTCCTGGGTGCTCTGGCCTTTGCGCTGCCTGTGCTCAATGGAACACTTCGCGCATAACCATCAATTCATAGATTCATAAATTCATAAAATCATTATAGTATATGTCAGAAATCAGAGAAAATCAAGTAAGACCACTCCCTATATGGGATGGTGAACTATCACAGTACAGTCAGCACTTTATGACTGGTATGCAGTTTCATGGCCCATTCATCGTGACGGCTCCACAAGCTCGTAATGACCTTGGCCAGTGTCTCATCAGCACTCGATCACCGCACCTGGTATGTAAGATTCATGCTTTCAAAACCAACATGGGCGAGGGTGGCAATGAGAAAGCTCGCGCACAGGAAAAGCGTGAGGAAATGGCACGGATGGCATGGCTTCAGCAACGTGCAGACGCTTTCGACAATGAATGTGAGGCATTGCGTCAGGGCATAACCATCCGCGACTATATCGAGCAGAAGGGTAGGGTATATGACGAAGAGTTTGACCAGCCGCGTATCGTAGTAAAGGTGCCTGGACTCTCTGCCTATCTGGAACTGCTGGGGTGCCTCGATTCGTTGAATGAGGGTGAAATGGACTCTATCGACTGGACGGGTGAGCATGGCATATTGGCTACGCTTGACAGCATGGCACAGTGGGCACAGAATATCTGGGATCGAAAAGACCGCCGCTGCCGTGCGTCATCGACTCTCGACATGCAGCCGCTACCTGAATGGCAGGCTGATGCCTACGACCCAGAATTGCGTCCCTGGATGCCTAAGAAGCGTGGCCTCGGTCATACCTATATCGACCCCAGCCGTCGCCCAGAACTGTTGCACTCGAAGGCCCCGCAAGGCTCTGCCGACTATGGCATGATACGCGACTTGAAACGTGCGACTGCCGACAATGCAGCTGCTGGCATGGCTCCTGAAAACTATGGTGATGAATAATGGTCCTGTATGTGGTTATGTTATAACGACTCTGAAAAATCACAGTTTTCATAAATTCATTAACTCATATTTTCATAAATTCATAAAATAATGACGATTTTATTTTGTCAATTCAAAGTTTTATAGTACATTTGCACCAAATTAAAATAATATAGGTTATGGAAAGACTGAAAGAAGTGCTGGCATTTGCCAACAACAAGGGTGGGGTAGCGAAGACTACCACCGTGCAGAACGTGGCTGCCGGAATGCTGAGACGTGACCCGTCGCTGCGCATCCTCTGCATTGACCTGGACCCGCAAGGGAATCTCTCATCGCTCCTGGGATGGAGGGAAAAGATGAAACAGTATCACGAGCAGAAGCACTCGACGCTGACGGTGGCCGACGCTCTGAGGGATGGCGATAACAATCACCTGCCGGTGTATCAGAGCCGCGAGGGGCTGTTCTATGTGCCTGCATCGCCCATGCTGGCCGAGATAGATCCTGACTTGCACCGCCAGATGCAGCCGAAGCTGGTGCTGGCCTCGCTGTTTGGTAACGACATTCACTACATGGATAACCTCTACATGGAGGCAGAGCGACTGGATGGCGACTACATAGAGGACTGTTTCGACTATGTGCTGATAGACTGTGCTCCTGCGCTGTCAGAACTGACCTACAACGCCCTTGGTGCCGCTACGGGTGTAATCATACCCGTGCAGCTGGGTTCGCTCAGTGTGGACGGCATAGGGCGCATGATGGAGGCTTACAAGGCGGTTAAGCGGAAACTAAACAACGACCTGGATATGCGGGGCCTGCTGATAGTGATGGCCGATGAGCGCACTAACCTGGCACGAGAGACCAGCGACTTCCTGCGCGACACTTACGATGCCGACATGTTCAAGACGCGCATCCGTCAGTGTGTGAAGGTGGGTGAAAGCCAGTTCCAGCATCAGGATATCTTCGACTATGCGCCTGACTGTACCGCTGCCCGCGACTACGACGATTTTATCACGGAATTGTTGAACAATGATAATGAGGAATAATTATGGCTACAAAATCGTATAAGAAAAAGAGTATCGTGGCTGGATCGCCTGCCATTCAGGAACACGAGGCCATGATGCAGGAGGTGATGAATGAGCAGCCTGTCAACGACACGCCAGCCGCTCCGACGGCAAGTGTGCCAACAGGTAAGGGCGTGAAGCCTACGGGTGTGTTCTCGCAGTATGCTACCGGCATGACGAAGAATGTGCAGACGCGCATCCCCTTTGACATGTACCAGCGTTTGCTTGCACTGAAGATGCAGAGTGAGCAGCGGGATAAGAAACTGAAACTCTCCATCGGCGACCTGGTGCTTCAGGCCATCGACGAATATCTGCAACGGCATTGAGGTTACGCCCTCATACCCCTTACTTAAAGGCTATGCAGAAAATCACCGATTTTGGAGAGTTACCGAATTTGACCCCTAAATTTACGACCCCGCACCCCCGAAGGTTACGGAAAATGACCCCTAAATGAAGCATTTTCTTTATTTATTATATAGTATTGAGAATTTTCTTTTATGAATTTACAAAAGATATATAATTATAACGGTATGAAAATAGCCGGAAAAGCCTTTATACAAAGGGTTTTCGCTCTTCGTATGGTGCAAATGTCCGTAACTTTCGGTGCAAATGTCCGTAACATAAGGGTAATTATCCGTAACCGTAGGGGATATTCTCTGGAACCCTTTTGTTTAGGGGTAAAACAGCGTAACCTATCGCTGAATATGGTGGAAGATTTAGGGGTAAAATCCCGTAACCTGTTTAGGGGTAAAACAGCGTAACTTTGAGTCGCTACTAAGTTTCAACTTATAAAGAAATGACTATGGCAAAGAAAAACAAAGACGATAAGATGCAGGCACTCATCAAGAGCGACAATGCCATTATCCGTGAGCTACGCGATCAGAAGTGGATTTATAACCCCAAGGTGTTCGCACAGGTGGCTGGTGACTTCTCGCTGATGCACCAAAGGGTTCTGTTGGGTGTGCTCGAAAAGCTGCAAGACCGTATAGCCTATTCTGCTTCTGAGCATCAGAAGAATCAGCAGCTTTGGCTCCCGCTCTTCTCGCCGGACGAAATGAATACGTCGGTGGACTTCGAGATTGACCCAAGAGACATTGGCGTTACTCCTGGTCACTATCCTGAGTTGGCACAGGCATTGTCAGATCTGATTGGTCTGAAGATGGGATGGCCGAAGCGTAAGGGTAATAAGACGGTGTATCAGTTTGTGTCATTCTTCAGTCGCCTGGAAATGCCGATGACTGAAAGCGGATGGCGCACAGGAAAGATCCGTGTAAAGATGGATAAGGAGAATGTCAACGACTTCTTATCCATGGAGCGTGGCTATACTGACCACATCGCTAAGATTGCTCAGTTCTCGAAGAAACAGCGTACTCCCAGACTGTATATCTACCTTTCGACGTTCAAATATAAGAAGCGTGACGAAGTGGAGTACCCAGAGCTGTGCGAGTTCCTGGGCATTGATGATGACAGTTATGTGGAGTCGCATAAGGCAGAGAATCCTAACGTGAAGCCTACGGATAATCCTTTTCATAAGTTCTCGAAGGTGAAGAAACTGATTTTGGACCCATCGAAGCAGGAAATGGATAAGTTCTCAGCTGAGAAGAAAATTGACTTCACGTTTACTTACGAGCCGATGTATAAGGATGGCCGTAAGAAGGGTAATCCTACGCATATTGAGTTTGTCATCGTTCCAGGACCGCTGGGCATTGAGCGTGAGCATGACCGCAAGCGTCACGGGCAGGTGCAGAGTGTCATCAGTTCGCTTACGAAGTGGTGCCCTGACATTAAACCCTACGAGGTGGTGGAACTGGCCAAGGAGGTGCAGGATGACTGGCTGGATGACTTCTGTAACTTTGCCTACGACGATGTGCGCCATCAGGTAGAGAAGACTCAGCCTGACCATGTGGCTGAATATGTCATTACGATGCTCTCCAACTGGATTAAGGATCGTCAGATGGCCGCAGAGCGTAAGCGCATAGAGGACCAGAGACAGTATGAGCTATTTGAGCGTCAGGAGGCAGAAAGTAAGTGGCCTGCTTGCTTTGCTGAGATCTCGGCATCTATACCTGTCACTTCCAGTCAGCTTTATTTCTGTGACTATGGGAATGCAGAGATAAAAGGGGTGGTTAGAAAGACCATCACTTTGTGGATAGTGAATGAGGCGTTTATATCGGTGATCGAAAGCAAAGAGAATCTGCCAGCCTATGAGGGTGCTATCCGTAAATATTATGGTCAAATAGCCGTCCAATATAAATTGATGAGGTAAGGTTACGGAAAATACCCCCTAAATTTGTCTCACATTTTTCATTGGATAGAAGTACCTTTGGCGTAGTATTCACCAAAGGTATTTTTATTGTATGAGAAAAAAATCATTGCTTTTCTGTTTCTTGTGTTGCTATATCATAGCAGCCCTATCCTCGTGTTCTGCTACTCAGACTACCATTGACCACTCAGAGAGCCACCACATAGATAGCAGCTATGTGCAGATGCAGTTGCAGCAGTTGGTCAGTCAGCAGCAGGCCCGTTACGACTCTCTGATGCGTGTGGTGCAGCAGCGTGACTCGATTTCCCAGAATATCAACGAGCAGGAGCGTGAGCATATCACCGAAACGGTTACGTCGTGGATTGACTCGCTGGGGCGCAAGGTGACTCAGGAGGCCCGTACCATCGACCGCCAGCGTGACCGATCAGAGGAATTGCGTCAGCAACGTATAATCAACGAGCAGGAGCAATGCATCCAGTCGTGCCAGGAGCGCATCGACTCGCTCTATAATCTCTTACTCGAAAAGACGGCCCTGGAAGTAAACGACACTACCAACTATCACAAAGAGGTTGTAAAACCGGCACACACACCATCGTTCCTGCAACGTGTGCATGACTTCCTTACTACCTTGGTCAATGTCATCGTTTTTGCTGCTATCTTCGCCTTTATCATTCGCTGGAAACGCCGTAAGTCGTAAGATACTCCCTACACCTGAAGCCTTTTCGTGGCTCAAACTCTTCAAAGGAATGGGCTACGAAATGGGCTTTTTTGTTGACCCATCCGGCCATGTCCTTTTGCCATTGTGGAATGATGTGGTGTGGATTGTTAGGATCACGGTAGGGTTGGGCATGTGGATAGACATAGCGGCCTTGATGCGTGGCCCGCGTCTCTTGTGTACGATGCCACCAATAGGTGATGCGCTCGTAGCACTCCCTGAAGTCTGAGGTGAGCATGGTGTATAGAAAGTATTGTCCTGTGAAGCCGTAACGGTTGATCATATTCATGGCCCGCTCACATTCTGCTATCTGTCCGTGTGTGTCACAGCCGAAGCGGATGCGGTTGTTATCGAGCCACTTCACTTTTGCCAGCAGCTGTGCTATCTCATCCGTTACCAGTCGTGCATCGAGGGCCTGGTTAAAGTCCACTCGGTAGCCTCTTTCTATAATCTTTTGCAGCTGCTGTATGCAGTAGTCGCCAGCAGCCAGAATGTTGTTATCCATCAGCACCAGTTTCCGGCGGCCCTCAATGGCTATTTCGTCCACATCCATATATGGCCGGATGGCTCCCTCTTTTTTGGGCACCACACACCAACGGCATTTGTTAGGGCAGCCGCGAGTGAGGAATCCGTAGGCAGTATCTTTCGGAATGTTAGGATAGATGGAGTAGTCTGGCTGCAAACGGTCTATTTCGTCGGGCAACTGGCTAAGAGGATCATAGCCGGTGCCTCCCTTGATGATTTTGTCTGCATCGTAGATGTAAGTATCGTCTGGGGAAAAGTTAAACACCTTCGACATATACACAATGTCGTAGTGCTCCATGGGGCTTGCCCATGAGATTTGCTCACCCCTATTACGCCAGTATCTCGCAATCTTAGCGAGTGCGAGATTGGGGTAAATCGTGGCTCCCCACTTCTTTTTCTTGGCGTGTCCGTCAACGTCCACAAGTCCTATCTTCATATATTAAGCATGTTTGAACAGTCTTATTTTGTAGAAATCCGTCATATTAAGCAGGTTTGAAACTTCTTAATTTTACAGATACCCGTCAAATTCTAATTCATACTGGAGAAAACGCTCGGCGTACCATCGTTTGTATGACATGCCACTGATCCACCAGTCGTAGATGTTTTCGGCTATTTCGCGCTCTTGCTCATCAGTCAAGCCGTCAGACGATGAGCTGGAAGAAAACCCGCGTTTTCCCTTTCCAATGTGTCGGGTCTGGGTGCAGGATGTACCCGTAATCGTCGATTGTCTTCTTTGGATAGCGGTTTGAAGTTGGTTCCAATACCGTACCACAGGGTTTCCGTTGGTAAGAATTTTGAGAAATACCCCCCCCATGTCGTATAGATATGATGGCTTTAATCCAGTTGCGCTTTACATGGGGCCATCGTTCATTCTCTATGCGTTTTTGACGTGGGTTGCTCATTGGGCACCCTATGCAGCCTATACGATGAAAGCCCTGGTCGTAGAGTTCGCAGTGCGGTACTCTTACCACGTCATTCAGGAACTTCCATACATCACGCTCCGTCCAGTTGATGATAGGTGATATCAGCAGGCTTTCTTTGCCACTGATGCAGCCAATGGTGGTTTCTTCGGTGGCATTGGTGATATTGATGCCTTTTGCTTTGCGGTACTCATCCAGGCCGTCTAATGTGCCGCTGTATTTTCGACTGTCAATCTCCACTTCATTGCGTTTCTTGCGTCGGCTGCTTTCCTGCCTTCTGATGCCGATGAGCGTCACCTTACCGGCTCCCGCATGTTCTTTGTATTCCTCACAGCACCAACGTACTTTCTTTGTTGGTAGCAGCTGCTTGCGCTCTGCCACATGATAGATGCTATCCTTGGGCTTTATTAGTTCCACTTCTGGATAGTGCTTCCTGACGAAGCGGATCACCTCTGGCGCATCTACTGAAGTTAGATTCATGTGTCCCTCGAAGCGTACACCGGCCAACTGTGCAATATGATAGAGGGTCTGACTGTCTTTCCCTCCGCTGAAAGCAAGGAAATACCCCCCCCTATTATCGTAGGCCAGAGCCAGCTTCTCGGCTCTCTGCAAAAGATTGATGGAATACTCCATCTTCATTCGCAGGCCCTTACTGGCTCTTGCATACGCTTCCTCTAATGTGATGTCTATTTTCATATCAATTCTTACCTTTACTCTGTTGTGCCATGGCCATCAGTTTACGCTCTTCGTCGGTGGTGGTGTCGAGCGTGATTTGTTTGAAGTCTGGGTATTTCTCCCATATCAGATCAGAGGCTTCAAGAGCCTTTGATACGGTGTCCTTTATCAAGTCCTGAAATCCGTCCAGGTTCTTAATCTCGCTGGTCTCAGGTTCAATGCGGAAAGTTCTGTCATTGATGCCCTGTGCTAATATAATTTTCATAATTTAATGAATTGATGAATTACTTAAATCATTTATTTTTCTTGTGAAGAATGACCCTGTTATACGTTTCCTCAATAGCTTTATATTCCTGTATTGTCATTGGCATAGGTGGGGTCATAGGACGTAACATTGGACGTTTTTTAGGCAATGAGTATTTTTTGTTTGACATAATCGTAATCTTTCTTCATATCTCGAAATCTAATGTTAGTTGTCTGCTTGCTTCTCTGATGCGTTTTTTAGCAACCTTGAAATACTTAGGGTCTTTCTCGATGCCGATATACTGCCTTTTCTCCATGATGGCCGCTACACATGTGGTGCCGCTTCCCATCGTATTGTCTAAAATTACCCCCCCCCATTTGGCTATAAGTCCTTATCAGGTAGCGTAGCAGATCCACGGGCTTTTGTGTCGGATGGAACACAGTGGTCTCATGCTCTTTCTGAATATGGATGATGCTCTGAGGAAATTTCTCGTTGGGTCGGGTAGGGGCCACCTTGCGTATTTGCTTATCGTAGTCATACGTTCTGCCGGTCTTGAACTGTCCGTAACAGTTGTTAGTCCTGGGGTGCTCCAACTTTCCCTGAGAATGATTTGGCTCTCCGATGCCCATCTGAGGGTTATAGACAGGCAGCTGTTTATAGAACACACAAATATCTTCATGGCAGCGCATGGGCATACGGTTGGCATTCAGAAAGCCGGTGCCGCGTCCTTTATCCCATATCAGATTGTATCTCCAGAGCTTCCTGTTGCTTTGCATAAGGTCGCTGGTAAACATTCCCTGGGCAAAGAGTATAATTGCACCATTGGACTTAATAATGCGCTCATATTGCGCCCAAAGTGGCTGGAATGGGATCATGCGGTCCCATTGCGCATTAGGATTGTCTTTGTGAAGCACCTGGTATGGCAGATCACAGATGATGGCATCAATGCTTTCGTCTGCTATCCCTGTCATCAGGTCCAGGCAGTCGCCTAAGTATATGTTGTTTGGCTCTACGTTCATTTCGTTTCTATTGATTTCTTCCTTAGCATTTCCGCAAGCCGTGCCTGTTGCTCTTTCGTCACAACCATTTCCGCTGCCTGCTGCTTCATGTACTCCTGCATCTGCTTCGTCGTGCGTTCCTCCCATGCCTTGTGCAACTTCTTAAAGTGGCAGAAAGCCTTATTGACCCACTTCGTGCGCTTATAGCCATGCTTCATGCCCAGATAGCTGCTCATGGTAATCTTTACGTCGTTGGCATTCTTACCACCTCCCAGTTCCACATGTGGCTCCATGTCGCGGATAGTCATCTTTCTATACGCCTTCTTCAACTTCCTCGGCAATCGCACCTTTTTGAAGTACCGCCTACGCAGCAGTTTCTTATCCGCTTTACTGAAGTAGTGCTTCACATTGATGCTCATGCTAAAAGGCTCCTTCGGCACCTCTACTTTTGGAGTTACCATTTCCGGCTCTATAAAGACAGAAGGAGTCATCTTGACGTTATGCAGCTCTATCACATTCGACATCGGCACCGGCTGCCCAGGCACAATAGGGTGGTCTATCGACGGCTTAATCAGATACACCTTCGTCTTATCAAATGCCGGTACGTCTGCTAAATCATACGTCAGCATTCCTGGCTTTAAGTTCTTCATACGAATAATCTATTAAGAATTTAATAACAATGTCCCGTGTGTCCGCCTCGATTGACAGGCTCATAGGTGGCACAATGGCCGCTGC